CATCGCCGGGTCTGGATCGACAACTACGGGCCAATCCCTGCGGGGGTCGAAATCCACCACATAGACGAGGACTGGCGGAACAACGACCCAAAGAACCTGGAACTCAAGACGGTGGCGAAGCACCGCAAAGAACACATGCTCGCCAAGATGGCTGAACCGGAGTTTCGGGCGAAGGCGCTGCAGGCGCTACGCGACGCTGACCGGGCCGCCGCGGCATGGCATGCGTCACCCGAGGGCTCGGAATGGCACAGGCAGAACAGCCTTCAGGTCTGGGCCAAACGGGAACCGGTACCAGCGACATGCAGTGTGTGCTCAAAGGCATACGAGACGTACTTCGAGTCTCGCTCTCGGTTTTGCTCCCTTCCCTGCGCGCAAAAAGAAGCCTACCAACGGCACAAGACCGCCACCGGCACGTGCATCCAGTGCGGCGCAGGCTTCTCCTTCAACAAGTTCCAGAAGAAAACCCAAGAGTGCTGTTCCCGAGGCTGCGCCATCCGCCGACGGCTCGGCCACCCTCCAACCACCTGATTCCAGCGATTTTGGGTTACAGTAGCAACCCATGATCGCCCCAGTCCAGCCGCGCCCGCTGTCCTCGGCCAAGGCGCCTGCGCCCGCCGGAGTCAACCCGATGGTCCGGCAACTGGGGCTGCAAGAGGTGATGGAGCGCGATGCCACCGTGCCCGACCACGGGCAGGACATCACCGGCGACCCCCACACCGAGTCGATGCTCGCCGGCCACGTCCGACTGGCATGGGCCCGCAACAAGCTGTCCAAGGTCCGCATCGACATCAAGCTGCTGTCCGACCTGCGCGCCCGCCGCGGGGTCTACAGCGCCGCGCAGATCAGCGCGATGCAGGCGGCCAACGGCGGCATGAACATCGTCTGGGCGCCGCTCACCGAGGTGAAGTGCCGCGCGGCCTCGGCGTGGATCCGCGAGATCGTGCTGCCCGCCGGTGAGCAGCCGTGGGGTGTCGAGCCGACGCCGATCCCCGACCTGCCCAGGCCGATCAAGATGGCCGTGGTCAACAAGGCCATTGCCAAGGCCAAGGAGGTCATGGTGCAGGCCGGCCAGGCCACCGGCGAGATCATGCCGCCCGACGAGTTCCGCACGCTGGTGGCCGAGATCGGCGAGAAGTTGCGCGACGAGGCCGAGGCCACGCTCGCCAAGATGGCGCGCAAGCGCGCGACCCGCATGGAGCGGCAGATCGCCGATCGGCTCGCCCAGGGCGAGTACGAGCAGGCCATGGACTCCTTCGTCGAGGACTTCGTCACCTACCCGGCGGCCATCCTCAAGGGCCCGATCTACACGCGGCACAAGACGCTGCAGTGGGGTGCGGGCTTCAAGCCGATCGTGAAGAACGAGGCCGCGCCGACATGGGAGCGCGTCAGTCCGTTCGACGCCTACCCGGCGCCGTCGAGCAAGTCACCGCAGCAGGGCGACTTCATCGAGCGCATGCGCTTCCGCCGCGAGGAGTTGTACGACCTGAAGGGCCTGCCGGGCTACCAGGACGACCAGATCGACGCGGCGCTCAAGGACTACAGCAACGGCCACCTCGAGGGCTGGCTCTGGACCGAGGCCGAGCGGCAGCGGCTCGAGCAGGAGACGCTGTACATGTGGCTGTCGCCCCCGGGCGTCATCGACGCGCTGAACTACTGGGGCAGCGTGCCCGGGTGGAAGCTGATGATGTGGGGCGTCAAGGGCATCGAGGACGAGACCCGCGACTACGAGTGCAACGTGCTGCTGTGCGGCCGCTACGTGCTCTACGCCACGCTGAACCCGCACCCGCTGGGCGAGCGCCCCTACCGCAAGGCCTGCTACGACGAGGTGCCCGGCGCCTTCTGGGGCCGCAGCATCCCTGACCTGGCGGCCACGCCGCAGCAGATGTGCAACGCCATCGCGTGCGCGCTGGCCGACAACATGGCCATGGCCTCGGGCCCGCAGGTCTGGGTGCACGCCGACCGGTTCGCCGACGGCGAGCAGACCATGGAGATGTTCCCGTGGAAGATGTGGCAGCTGAAGTCGGACCCGACGCAGGGCGTCAACCCCGGCATCGGCTTCTTCCAGCCGGATGACCGCGCGCAGTCGCTGATGCAGACCTACGAGAAGTGGGAGATCCGCGCGGACGACGCCACCGGCATCCCGCGCTACACCTACGGCAACGAGCGCGCCGGCGGCAGCGCCGACACGGCCACGGGCCTGAGCATGCTGATGAACAACGCGGCCAAGGGCCTGCGGCGTGCCATCGGCAACATCGACATGAACGTGATCTCCCCGACCATCGAGGACACGTTCAACAACGAGATGCTCTACAACCCCGACGAGAGCATCAAGGGCGACAACATCGTGGTGCCGCGCGGCGCCGCGGCGATCCTGATCCGCGAGTCCGCCCAGCAACGCCGCATCCAGTTCCTGACGTTGACGGCCAATCCGATCGACAGCCAGATCATCACCTCGCGCTACCGCGCCGCGCTGCTGCGCGAGACGGCCGCCGCGATGGAACTGCCGGTCGACGAGGTGGTGCCCACCGACGAGGAGTTGGCGCAGCAGATGGAGTCGCAGGCCAAGGCGCAAGAGCAACAGATGCAAATGATGCAGGCCGCCGAGGAGCGCAAGGACCAGTTGAAGATCGAAGCGATCAAGGTCCAAGGCGGCATCGACATCCAGCGCGACGCGGCCAACGCCCAGCGTGACGCGGCCAGCAAGCAGCGCGACCTGATCGCCGACGTGGTGAAGCAGGCCGTGCAGGCAGCCATGCAGGCCAAGGGCGAAGAGAAGAAGCCCGGCAAGAAGATCCGCTACGAGTACGACGAAGAAGGCAACCTGGTCGGCGGGGAGCTCGCATGATCCGCGCGCTTGCCCTGAGCCTCATGCTTCTGTGCGGTAGCGCACACGCGGGCGGGGCGGCGTGCTTCCCGCAGAGCCCGTGGGTGCCGATCAACCTGAGCGGCAAAGGCCTGATGGAAGGCGCCGACGCGCGCCTGGGCGGCACCTGGTCGGCGATCTGGTGCCCCACCGGCACGTTCAGCCCGACCACTGGCACCGAGGTCTGGAGTCTCTACACGCACGCGGTGCTCGACAAGTACCGCACGGTCAACGCCGACGCGCTGATCGACATGGCGCAGGCCATCATCGCTGCGCCGGACCCCTTGGCCGCACTGAACGCGGCGATCAAGTCGCGCGAACTCATCCCGCCCGTCGGCAGCATCGACCGGTTCAACTGGGAGTCGCTGCTGTTTGCGGCCTGTACCGAGGGCGTGCGCCTGGCGCCGTTCCCCGGCCAGCCGATCACCAGACCATGCACGCCACCGACGCCGATCGCAACCGAGATCTGGCGCGCCAGTGGCGGCACGATCTTTACCGCGGCGGGCGGCCGGCTCACCGGTTTGACGACGCGCAAGGCGGCGCTGAACGCGAAGTGCAACAACACGGCGTCACAGATTGTCGTGAACGGAGCCATATACTTGCCCCTTGACGGAGGTCCGCTGACCGAAGTCACCCTCTGCAAGAAGGCGACCTCATGAGCATCACCGTCAACGTGTACCACCACTTTCCGGTGGGCGCGGACATCGTCACCTCCCTCAACGAAATCAAGGAACTCATCATGTCGACCCAAGCCGAAGTCACCGAACTGTTGAACGCAGCCACCACCCAGCTGCAGAAGATCGCCACCGAGAGCGCCGCCACGCTGCAGAAGGTCACCGACCTCGAGACCATCATCGCCAGCATGGGCACCAACGTGTCGCCGGAACTCGAGGCCGCCGTGGCCGCGCTGAAGGCGCAGGTGCAACTGGTCGACGACCTGGTGCCCGACGCGCCGCCGGCCGACCCGGTGGTCTGATCCGCAACCCAACGAGGAGCGAAGCATGGACGACGTCAAACCCGATGGCGCCGCCATCGCCGAGCAAGCCGTGAACCCCCTGGCTGCGTTCGCAGCGCAGCCGGGGACTCTCACCGCGCAGATCCAGATCACCCGCGCCGGCACCGGCAAGGTCGAGGACTACACGCTGGTGTTCACCCCGATCGACACGCCCAAGGAGAACTGAATGGGCCAAGCAAACCGAATCCCGGCGGCTGACAAGAAGCCCGAGGACTTTCTGCCGCCCGAGCTCCCGCCCGTGGTGAAGAAGGTGCACAACCTCGTCGTCACGCGTGCCGACGGCACCGTCGAGACGAGCGTCTTCATCCTGCGTCCCGGTGACGTGGCGACCATCGACGACAAGATCGTCGCGGAGGGCTGATCATGGCAACCACCCACATCGCAGCCCTGCGCACGACGCTCGCTACCGCGGTGCGCGATGCGATCGACGGCGGCGCCGGCGCGGGCAAGCTGGTGTTCCGGCTCGCCGGCACCGTCAGCGCGCCAGGCACAGCCGTCGCCACGCTGACGCTGACCGACCCCTGTGGCTCAGTCGCGAGCGGGGTGCTGACGTTCAGCGCGATCGCCAGCGACACCAACGCGACCGGCAATGCCTCGCCGGTGGCCGCCGCCACGCTGCAGACCAGCGCCGACTCGGTG